AACTAACATCGATGGCGATGTATTGCGCTGGGTTAATGATACAAACAAGCTAGGCGCGGATATTGTATGGCAGGGTAATACCTATTCACGATTTCCCATTGAGGCTAGTGGGTTTGCCAAGAGTGGCAGAGGCACACAACCAAGGCCAACGCTAAAGGCTTCTAATGCAGGCGGTATCGTTGGTGCCTTAGTTCGTAATAATGAGGATTTAGTAGGCGCTAAATTTACTCGGCGCAGAACCTTTGTGAAATATTTAGACGCTGTTAATTTTAGCGGTGGTAATGCTTCAGCAGATCCCAATGTTTATTTTGCTGATGAAATTTGGTACGTAGATCGCAAGGCATCCGAAAACGGTATTTTTATCGAGTTTGAGTTAGCGTCTGCAATGGATCTAACCAACGTTAAACTACCCAAGCGACAAGTAACCGAAAACGTATGTGCGTGGCAATACCGTAGCGCTGAATGTAGTTATGCGGGCGGCCCTGTCGCAACTATTATGGATGTCATTACAACAGACGCAGCACAGGACGTATGCGGCCATCGTGTAAGCTCGTGCAAGCTAAGGTTTGGTGATAATGCAACCTTGCCATATGGCGGATTTTCTGGCAGCTCGAACTGATGACTATTCAAGCGGAAATATTTGAACACGCTAAAGAATGCTACCCTAAAGAATGCTGCGGCTTAATTGTCATTGTTAAAGGCAAAAAAAGGTACGTGCGATGCAGAAATATAGCTACGGGTCTACAGTTCGCAATTTATCCAGAAGATTACGCAGACGCAGAAGACTCAGGCGCAATCGATACGGTTGTGCATAGTCACCCTAATTTATCACCTATGCCAAGCCCTGCGGATCTAATCGGGTGTGAGCAGTCGGGCCTTAAATGGCTGATAATGTCTTACCCTAGCGGTAACGTGTATGAGTTTAAACCTACTGGCTATGTATTGCCTTTATACGGTCGATCATTTATACATGGCTCCGTTGATTGCTTTACTTTTATTCGTGATTACTATAAGCAAGAATTAAATATTGATATGCCTGATTATTATCGTGCCAATAACTGGTGGCTAAGTGGTGAAAATCATTATATTGATAGAGCCAAAGACGCTGGCTTTTATCCGGTTGATGATTTGCAGGTCAATGATATACTATTAATGCAAGTAGGTAGCCAAGTACCTAATCATGGCGCGGTTTATGTTGGCGACAATAAAATTGCACATCATCAAGTGGGCAGATTATCATCACTTGATATCTATGGCGGCTGGTACTCTAAAATTACAGCGGGAATACTGAGGCACACATCATTAAAACAATAATGCTCTACGGCAATCTAGGCGCGCTATACGGCAAAGTTCATTTGTACGATGTAGTTTCACCTGCCCAAGCGATAAAGGCTCTCAGCGTAACGATAAAGGGCTTTAAGCAGTCTTTAATTGACGGTGGCTACTACCGAATCCTTCTAGGCGGCAAAGACGAGCTAGACATTAACGAAGTAGCCAACCCTATGTCAGACCGCGAGACTATACGAATTGTTCCCGTTGTTGCAGGTGCCGAGGGTTTGGGAAAAATAGTATTAGGGTCTGCTTTGATAGCAGTAGGCCTTGTTACTGGCATTCAGCCGATAACAAACATAGGAATAGCTATGGTGCTTGGTGGCGTATCAGAGATGTTATTTTCACCACAAGCGGCACCCGACTCATCGGAGCGACCGGAAAATAAACCCTCATTTATATTCAATGGCGCTGTAAATACTACCCGACAAGGAAACCCCGTACCCATTTGCTATGGTCGAATGATTGTAGGCTCACAAGTAATATCAGCGGGACTGAGAGCGACGCAATTATGAAAATGATTAAAGGTTCAGGCGGCGGCAAAGGCTCAGGCGGCAGCGCTAGAGTTGCAAGCGAATCGCCCGACGATCTTCAATCAAAGGAATATGCAAGGTTTATTGATCTTGTTTCAGAAGGTGAGATAGTTGGTTTAGTTGATGGCTTAAAGTCAATTTATTTTGATAATACACCACTGCAAAACTTTGATGGATCTTTAAACGTCGAGGGCGTTACCTTTGACACCCGCCAAGGTACCCAAGGGCAGACGCAAATGGCGGCTTTTACAGGTGTTGAATCTGAGCAGTCCGTAGGTGTTGAGATTAAAAAAGACACAGCTATTGTGCGGTCTGTCGCTAGTAGTGATGTTGACGCGGTGCGCGTTACTGTATCTGTTCCAAGACTAACCAGTCAAAATACAAGTAATGGCGATGTAAGCGGCACAAGTGTTAGATTGGCGATTGATATACAAGACGATGGCGGCGGCTATGTTACACAAAAATTATCAAACAACAATATAGATTTAACTAACGATAGTGCAGGCGTGGCCTCTAGTGTAGATAGAGATATTTTAGATGCTCAATTATCAATTAATTGGCTAGGCAATGGGGCGGGATTCCAGACGCTAGGCTATAGGGTAGACTATAGAGCAGTAGGTGATACAACATGGAATGCTTTGTCTAGCGGATCATTTAGCGGGACAGGTAAAAATACGCCTGACATTCAGGATTATAGCGGAAATGACGGGGGCAGATAATGGGTTTTATACCCGCAACAGGTAATAAGTCAGCATCCTTTAATACGTCAACTGAAGACGCATATGAATTTAGGGTTGTTAAAACTAGCGGCACTGGTACAGTTGAAATATCTGGCTCTGCAACAACCTATGATGACTTTGATATTATAACCGGCAAAACATCAAGCCGGTATCAAAGATCTTATAATGTAGATTTGCCCGGCACTGGGCCTTGGGATATTCGTTTAAGACGATTGACCGACGATAGCACAAGCCAAGCTTTGCAAAACAAAACATTTTGGGATAGCTTCACAGAATTTACAGATGAAAAGTTTAGTTACCCAAACAGTGCGCTAATCGCCTTATCAGTTGATAGTGAGCTATACAGCAAAGTGCCATCACGGGGTTATGAAATTGAAGGCATGATTATACAAGTGCCTAGCAATTATAATGCGTTGACAAGAGTTTATGACGGCGCATGGAACGGCACGTTTACAACGGCATACTCAAATAATCCGGCGTGGGTGTTTTATGATATAGTCGTAAACTCTCGCTACGGTTTAGGAAATTATGTCTCAGCAGATCAGATAGATAAATTTACACTGTACGAAATAGCACAATATTGTGACGAGCTTGTTGATAATGGCGATGGCAGCACAGAGCCACGATACACAATTAATGTTTATCTACAGACGCGAGAAGAAGCTATTAAAATGCTTCAATCATTAGCCTCAGCCTTTGCAGCAATGAGCTATTGGGCGGCTGGGACGGTTACATTGACTCAAGACGCACCTAAAGAACCATCTGCTTTATTTACACCTGCTAACGTTATCAATGGAGCGTTTAGTTATGCAGGTTCTAGCGCAAGAACGAGATCAACAGTAATCGCTGTTACATGGAACGACCCCGCAGATTTATATCGTCAGTCTGTTGAGTATATTGAAGACGAGGTTGGCATAGATCGGTTTGGATTTATTAAAAAAGATGTTGCGGCCTTTGGCTGTACGTCAAGAGGTCAAGCGCATCGATTTGGCAAGGCGATATTGTTTACTGAGTCAATGGAAACGGACACGGTAACTTTTAGCACTGGCTTAGATGGCCTTTCTATATCCCCTGGTGAGGTTATACAAACTTCTGACCCTGTACGCTCAGGGGATCGATTAGGCGGAAGATTTCAGGCTGCAACAGCGTCAGTATTTACGCTTGATAGCTCGGTAACTATTGACGGGTCGTCGACATATACATTATGGGCTGTAATGCCGGACGGATCGGTTGAAAGTTCAACAGTAACAACGGGTGCAGGTGCAACGACAACCTTGACAGTTAGCCCAGCTTTTAGTGATACACCCGAATTACAGTCTATTTGGGTGTTAGCGTCAACAAGTGTTAACCCTGAAACGTGGCGCGTTATTTCAATTAGTGAAGATGGCGTTAACGCTTCTGTTACGGCTTTAGAATATCGCGCCGATAAATATGCGGCTATTGAAAGCAACATTAAGCTTGATCCTATTCCTATATCTAATTTAAGAGCTATCCCTAACAAGCCATCTGATATAGAAATTGAAGAAGAACTTTATCTAATTACTGGCTCAGTTGTTGGCGCTAGAATGACAGTTAGCTTTGCCGGCGACAGAGGCGCACGCTATGAAATAAAGTATCGTCGTGAAAATGGCAACCTTGTAACCGTTAATACGTCAACTGCTTCAGTAGATCTAGAGCCTGTTGTAGCGGGTAATTATGAAATTCGAATTACTGCAATTAGTTCAATCGGGTTAAGGTCGCAGACTGCAATAGCTAGTAAGATTATATACGGGTTAACTACCCCCCCTTTAGATGTTAATAACTTTCAGCTTCAAGCGGTATCTGACAGCGCTTTTTTAACATGGGATGAGTCAACAGATCTTGACGTTATTGTAGGCGGCAAGATAAAGATTAAGCATACAACAGATACGGTAGCCCCTACTTGGTCAAGTTCTACAGAAATCAGCGGCACCATTGCAGGAAGCACAATTTCCGCAACTTTGCCTTTGATAGCTGGCGTGTATTTGGCTAAATGGATAGATAGCAAAGGAAACCAAAGCGTCAACGCAACGGCAATTACTACCAATGCGCCTAGTGTAACAAACCTTAATTTTATAGAAGAGTTAACAGAGGCAGGCTTTACAGGCACTAAAACAGATACGGCAGTAAGCAGCACAGGCGGTTTAATACTAGACTCAGTCAATACTATCACAGAGCAGCCCGGTAACGTTAGCACGTGGCCTAAGCTATCATTTTTAGGCGGCATTGCTTTATCTGGAAATTATGTATTTGCTGATGCGGTTGATTTAGGATCGGTGCAAACCTCCAGAATTACAACGGCGATGGCTGTTACTGCTTTTGATGCGGCTGATTTAATTAGTTCACGCCCTTTAATTAGCACTTGGTTAAGTATAATTGGCAGCGTTATAGATGATGTTGACGCAACTCTATATGTTAGAACATCAACCGACAATATTACTTTTGGCGCTTACGAGACGTTAATTGTTGGCGATTATTCTGCTAGGGCTTTTCAGTTTAAGCTTGAGCTAGAAAGCGACTATACAACACACAACATTAGTGTTGATTCATTATCGGTGTCTGTTGACATGC